CATAATTCTTTATTTTGGACTTCCGCGCCTGTGGCTTTTTTCCACTCGGATCGCCGCCACTTCTCCGGCGCTCCTTGTTCTGAAATATTTTTGATATAAGCGTTATCAGTGTGAATTACAACATGACACTGCTCTTTTAATTTTTGTAATGATTTTATGATTGCGATCAGCGTCAATCTGTTGTAAGTAGATTCGCACTCTTCGCCACTCATGACCCGGTATGCTTCTTCTCCGTTTGACCTAGTAAATACTAGGGCGGATGCGTATTTCCCATCTTTTACAATGGGGGATTTTATGGTGGTTTCTATGTAGATATTTACTGTTTTCATTTTAAATCCTCCTGTGGATTCTGATCAGTGTGTATCTGCGGTATCTCATCCCCGTAGCCGGGTTGATCCCCTCGTAACTGTTTGCGATGTAATAG